ATACTTTTCGCGGTTAATAATCTTTATGCGTACTGAGTCAGCGTTCTTTTGCCACCAAGGAGTAAGACGTGCCTTAGATAAGAACTTATCGTTATCCCAGCCTTCATCAACAGCTTGAACTAAAAGTTCGCCAAGTTTTGAATCTATCTTAAAGATATAGTCAGGTAGGTCATACCAGAACTCTGTCTTTGCAAGCAAAGTATCAAGAGGTGTCTTAGCACCACCGGCTACAGGACGTGCACTAGCTGCTGTAATACCAGCAATTGTGGTTGTGTCTACTCCACCGTATTGTGGAAATGCAGATGTATTTGCGCCACCTGTTGTGCCGCCATTATTTCCACCAGTTGTACCACCTGTAGAGACAGATGGCTTGAGCGTAGAAGCACCAGGTTTGTTAGCAACAGTTGGAGTAGAAGGCTTAGTAAGAGTTTCAGCACCTTGCTTAACAGTAGTTTGAGTTTTAGGTACAAGATTGCCAAGGTTAGGAAGTAGATTAGCTCTATCGTTACGTGCCTTAATCAAGGCATCGTTAAGAGTTTTTACATCTTCTCCTCTTGCCGTTGCCTTTGCAACATCGGCTTCTTTTTCTTTAATTGTCTTGCTTAAAGAATCATAATTCTTGGCATCTTTACGGAGTTTAACTAGATTGTTGTACTCTCGCATAGACGCATCTGCTATCTTTTGAAAGCGTGCAATTTCGTCGTTAATCTTTTTAACGTCAGCGTCAGTGGTAGCCTTCTTACGATCTGCAGTTCGTTTTCTAATCTCTCTAACTGCATCACTATACTTATTGCTTTGTAGAGTTAGCTTAGATTCAAGTTCTTTTCTCAAATCCATTAGCGACCACCGCCTAATGCGTTCATAAATGTCTCATAGAAACCAAGAACCTTATTGGCCTTGCCTTCATCTGTACCAGATATCTGATCTACTAGATACTGCTTCTCATTGATACCAGGTGTAACTGTCTGTGTCTGGCTTGCGCCTGAACCTGAGTATTTAGTAACAGTAGATGCTTTGCCCTCGATGTTCTTGAGGGTTTGTGTGTACTTCTTAATTTCAGCAGCTGTTGCCTTGCGACCTAGAGTGTCTTGGATAATTGAATTAACAAGTTCCTTGGCTGATTCTGGTGTGTACTTAGTTACGCTAGTAACTGTTGATGGGCCACCTGCTCCAGTACCAGTACCACCGAGTGCAATTGTTTCTTGTAGAAACTCATCGCGTCCAATAGGACGTACTGTGCTAATAGACAGACGATCTTCTTCAGCCTTAGTAAAAGCCTTCTGTAAAGCAGGAGTATATTTGTCAGTAATCTTGCCCTTGTAGTATCCAGCTGCCTTAAGCAACTTTGAATAACCAGTAATAAGAGCAGGACTCTTGGCGATTACTGTAAGAAACTGTGTGTAATCAGATTGAGAAGTACCTGAGTTGTTTGTATCTGTAGACTGTGCTGTAGGAGCTGGTCGGTATTGGTAGTCAAACAGGTTCTGTGACAATTTAGTCTCCTAACAATCTACCAAAGAGCACGTTATATGCACTCAGTGTGTTCTCGTTGTATTGTGAAAGTTCACGCATCTTGATAATAGTCTCTTCTTTGTTCATCTGTGCAAGGAATCGGCTACCACCAACGGCCTCAAACTGATCTTTGTTTGTCTTGTATGAGTTGTATAGGTCCATCATCTGACGCAACTTCTTTGCTGTATCAGGTGATGCCTTATATGCGGCCTTTTCATCAAGCATCTTCTGTAGGTCATTGAGTGCTTTCATACGCTCAATAGCCTTCTTACCACCCTGTGCTAGTTCTTCTTGAACTAATGGACGGCCTGCCTTGAATACTGTTGCCCAGTCTGTGAACTCCTTACGAAGCTGTGAACGCTCAAAATCTGTACCTACAGACTTGAGGCCTTCCTCGTATGTGTTCTTCTTTTCGTAGTAAGTCTGCATATCTGCTGCAGTCTGTACCTCACGCATAAAGTCGGCAACTGTCTTGTTCTTACGAAGACCCATATCAGTCATAGTCTTGTACGCATCCCAAGAATAACCAGCTTTGTGAGGGATTAGGAACGCTGCACCCTGTGGATAAGACTTGAATAGTGACTCATTGTTGTCAACAAAGTCACCAGATTCTTGTGCATAACGGAAGTATGCAACTGTTGAACGGTCTGATTCAGAGACTGTAAATGGCATCTGATCTGGGTAACGCTTTACCCATTCAGTCATTGCTGTGTCGTAATCGCCGTACTTATCTAGTAGTCCGTACCAGGTTTGCTTGAATGATGCTTCACCATTGTCGCGTACCCAGTCAGCCATCTCAGACTTAAGTTGAACCTGCGCTGTAGCAGGTGCAGTAAAGCCATAAACAACACGCATACCTAGGATACCTAGTGTGGTGTTCTTAAGACGAACACGGTAATCCTCTAGTTCAGCTGCGCTGAATGGGATTGGCACTTCTTGTCCGTCAACTGTCTCGTACTTCTGTACAAGCCCGTGTCCACTTGCTTCAAGATATGTCATAGCCTTACGCATTGCTGATGCGTACTGACCATCACGCTCATCTTGGTTCATTGCACTGTAGATACGGTTAACGTGTGCTGGTAAGAACGCTGAAACCATTGGTTGGTCTTCTGCATACTTACCCAAAAGTGTAGTTGTGATGCGATCTGCAGCACCTGGGCTGAAGATACCTACAAGGTTTGATGCAACCTTGATTGAGAAACCAGATAATGGTCCTGCAAGTGTAGGAACTGCAGACTCTGGGTTCAAAGATGGTGTAATCATCTTGAGCTTTGCACCAAACTCTACTGGGAATGGTGTCTTAAACTCTGCTGGTACACCTAATGCCTGCATTGCAGCTTGAACTGCCTTGTAAACATACTGTGTGCCAGGGTAAATGAAGTATGGCTCGCCCTGATCGTCCTGTTGTACCCAACCTGAGTGGGTTACACCCTCATAAGTAAGGCTTGCCTTGACAATTGCCTCTGGGTTGTAGCGCACAACGCGATACATACGGCGATAGAAGTCTTCAGTAGCACGATAGAAGCGTGCAAAGTTACGAATTGAGAACGCTAACTGGCTTTGCACTGCAGGATTATCAACGTATGCCAATGTCTGCAAGCGTGCTCTGTCTTCTACAATCTCTGCTAACTTTGTGCGAGCATTAAACTCAGCTTTAGCAAGTGCAGTCTCATCTGTAATACCGCGTTTGTATGAAGCAATGAAAGCCTTTTCAAATCCAGATTCATCAAACTGCTTACGCAACTTAATCATCTCAGATAGAACCATAGGTTCACGTGATAGACGAGCATTAGCCTCACCTAACCAGTCCCAACCCCACTCCATAATGGATGTGGTGTAGTTACCGGTATCTGTTACTGGAACTAACTGTGGGCCAACGATGTAATCTGGTACATCATCAATATTCTTAGGTAGATCATCAAGACCTAACTTACCAGTGATGCGATATTCGCCTGTTTTTTCGTCAATTGCACGTACCTTAGATAACAAGTCATCATTGATGTTGCCATCTTTCTTAACAAAAAGTTGTTTTGCTGAATCAAAGATACGCTTTGCGTGTTCTTCTGTGCTAATTCCGCGTTCTTCCATACGAAATGCTGCAACCTGCTTAGCATTTGCTGGGTCATTAAGCCAAGCATTGAGTTTGGCAAGAGCAACTGGTTCGTTATCAAGATTAGCAACTGCAAGGCGTCCTAGTTTGTCGTTTGAGTAGTACCCAATACGCATTGCCCAAGCAACCTGAGTTGCTTCGTTAGCAAGAGGTGCCATAGCTGTATAGGCCTTAGCACCCTTAGCACGTGCAAACTTACCTTTAGGTAGGTTGTAGCTAAGTTCTGCTGTGCGAACATTGTTCTTACGTGCAAAGTTAACGGTACGTGAGAAGACATCAACTCCAGTAAAAGAGTTCTTGCCACCTTCGACAACATCCATAAGAGCGTTGTCTAGGTCACCGTAAAGAATCTGCTCTTGTAAGTACTTGCGATCAGCTTCAGTAAACTTACCTAAACCTGTCTGGTCATAGAAACGTGCTAACTTGCCTTCGTTCAAAGCCTCTGCAGTAATCTGGCGAATCTTAACTACATCGCCTTGTGCTGCTGCAATAGCCTGTGTGTAGTGCTTGGCTTCTTTGTTATTAACAAAACGAATAACTCCACCTAGTGGATCTTGCGCTGCTTTGCCTAGAGTAGTTAAACCTTCTTCTACTTGGCGTGCTGTACGCAAACGAGTTGATAGACCACGTGCCTTTACTAAACCAAATGGTGACTCACCAATTGCAAGGTGGACCATTAAGTCTTCTGTTGCGTTACGAATAGCATAACGAGGACCGGCAAGCGTTAAGAAAGACCAACCAGTTGTCATCTTCTCAACCCAGTTAGAGTGAGCAAGACCTGCAATCTGTTGGATAAGACCAGAGCGTGATGCAGCGCGGTCAATATCACGAACACTAAGTACAGATACATAGTCTGAAAGGTCAGAAAGAATAAGACCAACTTGCTCGCCATCTGGTAAAGCTGCTGGATTGTATCCTGTACGTGGATCCGTAACTGCAAACTCACGCTTAGGCGTAGCCTTTAACTGGTCGGCAATTACTTTGCCTTCTTTGGTTACGTTCAACCCGCGAATATCAGCGATAGTTGATTGTAAACCGTAGAAGATTTCCTTCTTGCGTCCTACTTCAGAGTTATCAAATGCTTGTGCAATAAGACGTGATTCATTCTTTGGAAGAACTAAGCGTGCATAACGGTAGACCTTAGCTGCACCATCTTTAGAGGTAACATCAAACAAGTCATCCTCAAACATAGGTACTTGTGAAAACTTAGCCTTAAAGCGGTCAATGCGGTATTGAACCTGTGCCATAGAAAAGCGTGCTGTTCCTTTAGCATTACGATTTGCTGCAACTGTGTTGACGATAGTTTCCTTACCATCAATGACTGCTTTGGCAATGCCGTCATCAGTTGCTGCTCCACCAAAATAAAGGTCGTCTACAAACTTAGGACCAATCCTGTCAAGATTAAATACTTTGTTGGCTGTAGTAACAGTAGTTACACGAGCCTTACGAGCTGCATCTAAGCGTGGAATCATTACGCGCTTGCGACCAATCTGGCCCTTCATCATTTCTTCTAACTGCTTAGCGTTCTCAAAGAAAGCCTTAGCAGTATCTGCGTTTGTGATAGGCACAGCATCATCGGCTGAGTTAATGAAAGACTTGATTACTGGATCACCAAACTCAGGAGCAAGAGTTGTAAGACGTTGCTTGATAGCAACTGCTTCTTTTGTCGCACCTGTATCAACAGCCTTCTTGTAGGCTGCAAGGTCTGCACCGTATTGGTTCCAAAAGTTTTGTACCTGTGGACGCGCAAATACTTCAGCTACTTTATCTCCACCGACAACAACATCAACTGAATAACGAGATATATCTATTAGACGCTTTGCTTTGCCAGCAACAAGTAATGGATCTGCAAAGATACGGTATGCAGCATCTACTGCACCGGATACTGCACGATAGAAAAAGCCTGAGCCTTCTAATTGTTCAGGTGTAATCAGGTTAGCAATCTGACGACCTGGAGAGTACTTAGCAGCTTGCGCGGCATCTAGTGCATCCTGAAATAAATTATCTTTGTTTTGTGCAGCCATTGCTGCGATTTGCTTTTGTGCATCTGTACCAGATGCTGCAATTTGACTTAACTTCTCACCTGCTGCAACTCGCATTGCAACCTGCATACGGTCATTGCCAAACTTAGCACTAGCGTTTTCAATGCGACCTGGGTTAAATACCTTGTCGCCTTTGTCGTTAGCAGTAGTCCAAGCATCGCCTAGATTCTTGCCTTCCATAAGTGCAATAGCACCAGTACGGTATGCACGAGTAGAAAGATCTGAAACTTCTTGTATACCTGCAAGTACAGCACCACCTGTGTAGTGCCAAGCAGTACCTAACCAGCCACGCTGTGGCTTAGTGACAGGATCTTCTTCACCTGCTACACGCTTAAGCGCTGCTTGTTGCTCAGGTGTTTTAGAAGCATAAGCCTGCTGTGCAGTCTTTTGCGGAAGGTTAGAAAGTTCACGGTGAACAGATAGCGTCTTATTAAGAGCTTCTATTTCTTTTCGTTCTGCAGGTGTTAATCCTGCAGCGGCAGCGGCTGCTCTTAGATTGTCAGCCAATTAGTCACCTCGCGCAACGGCCTGCTGATACAAGATTGCAATAGAACCGTCTGTATCAAATGGCAACATCTTTGCTAATGTGTCTGAAGTCTTTGCTACTGCCTTTTGCATCATCAGAGCTTGTGATGGAGCACCGGCTCCAATATCAATACCTGTTGTAATAGGTTCGCCTGGGCGAGTAGTTGGTGCAAATAATTCTGTTACTGGTCCCTGTGTTGCTGCTTCACGTACATCTCCTGCACGAGCAGGACGTACATTGCCAGTCTTGGCTAGCGGAGCACCAGACTTAATAACCTGTGTCTCAACGCCTTCGCCGTATGCTGTAGAACCTAATTCTAACTTATCGGTACGTGTGGAGAACTTACCTGGACCTGCTGGTCCTGCCAGTGGATTTGTCATACTCACTGTTGGTCCTCCTCTAGTTTTTCTAAATCTGCTGCCATATCTTCCCAAGCCCTGTTGGTTTGAGTAAGATGATTTGATTGATAAATTGCTAATTCCATTAGTTCACCTGTTAAGGTTTCAATAGATGAAGCTATGTTGTGTATAAAGCCTACGCCTACAACAACAAGATCGAGCAAGCGTACTGGACGAGGAATGTAATTATCATCTTTCATCGCCCAGTACACCTCTCATTAAAAAGTTATTATCCCTTTTTTACTGCGTTGCCACGACGGCCTGCTGGCATCATTGATGGAACTACCTTGCCACCTGCTGGCTTAGATGTGTCCTTCTTGCCTTCGACTGGCTTTGCCATTGGCGCTGCTGCGCGAGATCCCTTGTTCATATTACACCTCCTCTGCTTAAGCTGCGCCGGTGATACCAGCGAGTAGTTGGGCTATATCGGGTCTTTGACCAGCAGCAGGGGCCATACCACCTTGTTCTTGTGGAGGTTGCGCTGAGGCTGGGGCGGGGGCCGCTCCTGCTGCTGGAAGCTGTTGTTCCATACCTGGTGCCATTGGTGGCATCTGCGGGGTTGGAGGTGGTTCTGGTGTAAATGCTTTTTCGATTGTGCTCTCTAGCGATTGGCCCTTTTGCCGACCTTGGATAACAGATGCAATGCGGGTGATAATCTCACTAGGGTCTTGGCCTTGCGCTGCAAGGGCCGGAATGGCTTGAGCATACTGAGCAACAGCCACGCGCAAAGAATCGCGCATTTCTTCGATATCAACACGTTGTTCCTCCTGCGTAACATTCAAGTCCATTGGAATCTCACGACGTACATAGTCACGAGATACGAGCTTGTCTGAACGCATTTGTAGTAAAGCAATGATGGCACGGTTTGGGTCC